TCAAGGTACTGTCAGCCCCCCGTACCCGTCCGCAATTATTCGGCGACGAGTCCTTTTTATTAATTGCGTGCGATTTTTTAACTTTACTTAACTATTTTTTCACTTCCGTATAGTCATATTTAACTTTTTGGAATTTAATTTTATTCATGGAAGTTAAACCTGCTGAATTTGCGAGGATGTGCTCCGTTTCCAAAGTTGCAATTTCCTCGAAGATAAAGAACGGGACTTTGATTCTCAACAGCGGAAAGAAGCTCGACACTGATAATCCCGTGAACCGCGCCTATTTGGACAAGCATCAGGCAAAGACAAAAGCCAGGCTCGAATCCGAGCGGATTGAGCGGGCCGTGTCCGACGCTGCCTTTTCCGCGCCCAATGTCGCCGTGCAAATCCAGAACGAAACGCCCGGAACGCTGCCAACAGAAAGCGGCATGGCGAAAACGCGCGCGGGCAACCTGCTCGACATGACGATTCGCCAGCTCGTAAGCTCGTACTCAACAATGGAGAACGTGGAGAAGTATTCGAAGATTCTGCGCGACCTGACGGCGGCCGACGAGCGCGAGCAGAAGACGCAGGAGCGCAGGCTCGTTCAGATTCCGAAAGATTTTGTCGTCCAGCGTTTCTTCGGCTACACGGACACGCTGATGAACCAGCTTCTTGATGTGCCTGAAAGCATCTGCGACCAGATAATCGCAATCGTGAACTCCAAAGGCGACGGCTGCCGGAACGACATCATCCACGTCATCTCGGACAATCTGACGCGGTGCATCTCGGGCGCGAAGGAGCATATCCTTTCGGAGCTCGCAGGGCTGAAGAACAAATACGACCAGAAAGATTTGGCAATCGAGCACGCAACGGTCGCGCTGAAAGAAATGATTGACGAGTAATGAGTTTCGGAAAATCCGAATCTTTCGACTACTTACGAAAGTAGTAAGGGGCAAAAACATTGGAAGTCAAAATGACACTCAGCGACATCGACTTTTTAATCGGCGAATTCTCGAAGCTCACGGAAAAAAGAGTCTATCAGGCTCCGAGCGATTACATTCAGTCGGTGCGGTATATCGACAAGTCTCTTTCTCCCTTTCCGGGAAAATTCAGCTATGAGAAGTTCCCGTACTTTAAGGAAATCGTAGACCGTCTTTCCCCTGCCGACCCGACGAGATACATCTTCGTGATGAAGGGCAACCAGTGCGGTTACACGACGGGAGTTCTCGAACCGGGCCTCATGTACTTCATGGGAGCTGATGCGGAAGAGCAGGCTCTCGTCCTTCCAGACGGAACGATGGCACATGACTATGTGAAGACGAAGCTCGAAAGCTGCATCGACAACTGCGGTCTTCGCGGAATCCTTGCGGCCCAATCAAAGAAAGCGAAAGGCAGCCGCGACACGGGCGACACTTCGATGCACAAGCAGTATCCGGGCGGGTCGCTGCGCGTCTTTGGCGGCGGAAGCGGAAACAGATTCAGGAACTTCTCCTACAAAATCATCTTTGCAGACGAGGCGGACGCGCTCCTCACAAAAATCAAGGGAGAAGGCGATTTGTTCGCGCTGCTTGAGGCGAGGCAGGATGCTTATCCGCATCACTCGAAGCTCGTAATCGGTTCGACCCCGAAAGAAGAAAGCACGTCGCTCATCAACCGCCTTTTCAACGAGGGCGACCAAAGATATTTCTATGTTCCGTGCAAGTTCTGCGGAAAAATGCAGAAGCTCGAATGGGCGGTCTGGGACGAGGTGGACAAGGCAAAGCAAATCGGCGGAATCGTCTGGGAGAACGACGAGCACTTTCAGCCGAAGCTCGAAACGGTCGGCTACAAATGCTGCTACTGCGGCGGCGTGATGAAGAACTACGACAAGGCGGAAATCATCAGGAAAGGTGAATGGCGGGCGACGAACGGCAAGCCTGCGCGAACGAACGCCGTAAGCTACCACATCACCGCGCTCTACAATCCGCCCGGAATGTTCAGCTGGGAGAATTACGTTGAGCAGTGGTCGCTTGCATGGGATTTCAAGAACAACAGGATAAAGGACAAGGAAAAGTATCAGACTTTCAGAAACCTCAAGCAGGGACTTCCGTTCCGTGAGCAGCACGAGAAAATCACATACGAGAAAGCTCTCAAATTCCGCCGATTCGGTTTTGCACGCGGGACGATTCCGAACAAAATGGCGGTGGCGGATTGCCCGTCACGGATTCTCATCCTTGTCGCCAGCGTGGACGTTCAGGAGCAGGGGCTTTACCTGGATATCGTAGGCTACACGGAAGGCGGAAACTCGTTCTCGATTGACTTCAAGTGGATCTCGGGGGACGTGCGGCAGTTCGGCGGGCCGTGGGACGAGCTTGCGGACATCATCGTGAACAAGGTTTTTCTTGACGAGGACGGCAGGGAATACCGCGTGATGATTACGCTCGTCGATTCCGGTCACTACACGGATTGGGTTTATTCGTTCGTCGGCCGCTTCTCTTCGGGCGTGTATGCGTGCAAGGGTATGGACTGGATAAAGACGGGCGAAAGCTACCAGCTTTTCAGCCAGGCAACACTGGAGCGAATCGGGCTTCCGCTTGCGTACCATGTGAACACGGGAAAGATGAAAGACAGGATTTCGGAGGAGATGAACAAGCTCTTCTGGAACGACCTGCAAAAGCAGCCGTCGTGGTATCCGAACTTTCCGGAAGATTTCCGAGACGACTACTTCAAGATGTTCGAGGCAGAGGAAAAAGTGGACATCATCGACAAGCTCACGGGCCGATGGCTCAAGCGAATCTGGCGGTGCAAGTTCGGAGCAGCGAACCATGCGTTCGACACGCGCGTTTACAACAAAGCCGCCCTTGAGATTTTTGCCGACGACATTTGCCGGAACGACCTCGGCCTGAAATACCTCGACTGGAACACCTTCTGGAACTACGCGAAGATGACAAAATCTTTTTACAAGGATATCGAATAAAAATCACGGCACTTTCATCACGGCACTACTTACGAAAGTAGTGCTTTTTTTTTCGGAAAATCGAAATTTTCCGTATAGTCATATTTTCTTTAAGGCTAAAAAATAGGAATCATGAAAGAGATTCTTATCAACAAAGCTATCGGCGAAGGCATTTTCAGCACTGGAATCACGGCGGATTATATCCGCAAAGAGTTCGCAGGTCTTTCCAAAAAGGAGACGGAAGTAAAAATCACCGTCGATTCTCCCGGCGGCGATGTTTTCGAGGGGCTTTCGATTTTCAACATCATCCGCGATTTCGCGCGGAATCATCCCGACGTAAAAATCACGACATACATTCAGGGAATGGCGGCAAGCATGGCAAGCGTCATTGCCCTTGCCGCCTCAAGCGTTGACGCGAAGAACAAAATCATCATCGAAGACAATTCGGTTTTCATGATTCACAACGCATGGGGAGTCGTAATCGGAAACGAGAACGACATGAGGGAAAGCGCGGAATGGTTCTCCAGGGTCGATTCGATTATCCGCTCGGCATACGTCAAAAAGACGGGGAAAAGCGAGGAAGAGATTAAAAAGCTCATGGACGACGAGTCATGGTTTTTCGGAAAGGAGATTCTTGACGGCAGATTCTGCGACGAGATGGTCAAATCCGAGAAGAACGACATGAGCCACGACGAGGCGATTTCGTTCGCGAAGCTGAATCTCGGCAGCGTGAAGGACAGCATCAAGAAAAATTCGATTCAGAACAGCTCAAGATTCGATTTCAAGGCTGCTGCCTCGATTCTCGGAAACTTTGGTGAAACAACGGCGGATTTTCCGTCGGTTCAAAATACAGCTGGCGCGTCCAGCGAAAAAGGAGTCTGTATGGAAAACATTACAGCTGAAGATTTGAAGCGGGAAAATCCTGAAGTTTATGCTCAGATTCTCGCAGAGGGAGAAAAGCAGGGAGTCGCGAAAGAAATGGCCCGCGCTTCACGCTTTTTGCAGATGGGAGAAAAGGCAGGCTGCTCTGATTTTGCGCTTGAGTGCATCAAAAACGGAAGCGACCCGGCCGACACAAAAATCGTCGATGCGTTCTTCGAGAAAGGTTTCCTTTCAAAGAAGCTCAGCGATTCGGTCAAGGAAAGCGAGAACATTCCTGACGTGAACCCGCCGAAGAATTCGCTTGACGATTCTGAAGAATTGTACAACGGCTTTGATAAGGCAATCGGAGGCAACTAATGGGAACTATCAACGGAAACAAAGAGACAATCGCGCACACACAGGACCAGCTCCTTTGGGGCGACAACGAATTTGAGACAGGCGTTCTTGCAATCGCAAGCGGCGACTCGGCCTCGGACGGAACTTTGCTTGTGAGAAACGACGCGGGAAAGTTTGCGGTCGCATCCGCAATCAGCGCACCAGTATTCGTCCTTGTGGACAGAGGCGCATACAGCACGGCCGGCGACTATCCTGTAAGGGTTGCAATTTCCGGCAAGTTCAACCGCGCAAGGCTCTCTTTGGGCGGAAACGCTCTCACAGCTGCGAACGCCGACGCTCTCAGGGGCTACGGAATTTTGGCTCTCAGCTCAAAGACTTACGGCTCAGCTGACAACGAATAGGAGATTTTGGAACTATGGATTTTTTGAAAAAAGTTTTGCCAGTTTATGTTGACGACGACAGAATGAAGGAGAAGGGATTCTTCACGAACTTCTTCCATGTCCGTCCTGAATACTACACAAACGCTGAATACGTCGAGGTCGATGTAAAACGCGGAAGCAGAAAAATCGCACCGACTTTGCGCGACTGGAGAACGGGCGCGCCTGTCGTTATTCCGAACTCTTGGAAAGAGAACAAGTTCAAGCCGCCATACAGCGCGATGAAAGACCCTGTTGACCTTTCCGAGCTCATGCAGAGGCAGTTCGGCGAGACAGACGACGGCGAGCCTCTTTCCGACTATCTCGGCCGCCAGGTTATGACAAGGAGCGGCAACGAAATCGGCTTCTGGTTCGGCCGCCTGTCGAACATCATCACGGCAACTCTCAAGGACTACCACGAGATGTTCATGCGCACTATGGAGCTTCAGTGCTCTCAGGCGATGCAGTCGGGAACAATCACGCTCAAGGACGACGAGGGAAACACGAGCTACAACATCGACTTCGGAATGAAGGCTACGCACAAGCCGGGCGTTTCCGTGAACTGGGGAGCTTCGGGCGCAACACCATGCGAAGATGTCGAAGCACTTTGCGATGTCGTCGCAAATGACGGACAGTGCCAGCCTGAAATCCTGATTCTCGGAAACACTGCATGGAAGCACCTTCTTGCAGACTCGACTTTCCAGTCACGCGTGAAGAAAGACGGTCTCGGACTCGGCTCTGTCGTTCCTTCTCTCAGGAAGAACGGCGGAATCTATCACGGAACTTGCGATTTCGGAAACCACGTCCTTGAAATCTGGACTTACGGCGGAACTTATCAGAACCTCTCAAGCAACACGGATGTTCCGTACCTCGGCGAGCATTCAGCAATCGTCACCGCACGCCCTGAATCGCTCGACTTCCGCCTTGTGTTCGGCGGAATCCCGCGCGTTCACGCAATGGACGAGCCGTTCCGCGAGGTCGTTCCTCCGACTGTCGTTTATCCTGGCTCAATCAAGGTTTACAACCGCGTTTGGGAAGACAAGGAAAAGGACACTTACACGGCAGAATCAAAAATGCGCGGTCTTGCGGTCCCTGTCTCAATCGACAAATTCGGCTGCATCAACACACATTCGAACTAACGGAGGCAAGAAATGGCTAAATACATAATCGCACAGGGCACTGCAATCACCTCAAAGGGCATCGTTCTCGGAGAGGGCGCGGAAGTCACAAGCGACAACTTTCCGAGCGAGGAGATTTTCAACTCGCTTGTTAAGGCGAAGAAAATCATTTCTTCGGAAGAGAAAACTGAAGAGAAATCAGAGAAGAAGTCTGATGACAAGAAATCTGATGAGAAAAAAGCCGAGGACAAGAAAGCCGAGGAGAAAAAATAGCTGATGAACCTGAAAGAACTTGCCAAAAGAGATGCAGCTTTGACGATTGAGGGAACGCAAGCAGGGAACACCGAATGCATTCTCTCGGACGGAAGCGGAAATTCTTGGAAAGTGAAGATGCTTTTGGGTGATGTCGGCTTTACCGTGGACTCCGACGGAAACAAAATCGCCGGGCGCACCTGCTGGGCGACATACCTTTCCGAAAGGGTCCAGAACAGCGAGGGTGTCGAGCTTACTCCGAAAGAGGGCTGGACACTCTCTTGGGTCGATGTTTCTGGCGAAGAGGTGAGCGGAACCGTGATGTTCTCGGAACCTGACAGAACCATCGGACTGAAAAGGATTTACATTGCACTGGATTTTGTAGATGAGTGATTTTTTGCCAGCTTACGACACATTGCAGAATTCGGCGGACAACATCGAGGTCATTCGCGGTCAGATTGCCGCGCTGCTCGCTTTGGACTTGGAGAACCAGTACAGGCTTGCAGCGGAAGCAGAAGACCCGAACAAGAAAGATTACGATGTGAAAGTCTACACCGAAAAAGACAATCCGATTCAGTTTGTCGAGCAGTCCGCGAACCCTTTCCCGCTTGTGAATGTGAGCCTTGATTCGACAAGGCAGGCAAATTCGACATCGACCGTGAACAAGCAGAGCATGAAAGCGACTTTTTACGTTGATGTCTATGCAACCGGAAACACCGACAGCGACGGGGACAAGGGCATGAAGGCGAGCCTCAAGGCGTGGAAGACCGCACGGCTCGTCAGGCGGATTTTGAGGGCGGAAACGAACACATATCTCCGTTTGCGCGGAGTTGTGGGCGGCGTTTCCTTGAGTTTCCAGTCGGGCGAGCCTGCCGACATCCAGAGCGCAATCCGCGTGAAGATGGTCAGGATTACCGCCGAGGTCGATTACACGGAAAACGTCGAGATTACGAGCGGCCCAGGAGTCGAGGTAATTTCGATGACTGTGAAGGACGAGACTGGGGAAGTCATTATTGGATAAAAGGAGAATGAAAAGATGGGAGTTTCAGCTAGCGCAGTTTCCCGCGTCACGGGCATCACTGTAGAACCCAAGAATTTCAATACAGGCTCTGCGGCAATGCTTCCGCAGCGTCTTGTCGTCATCGGACAGGGAAACGATGGCGTTACTTACAGCACGAAAAAATATGTCTGCGAGGGCACGGCTTACGAAATCGGTCAGAAATACGGTCTCGGAAGCCCTCTTCACCTTGCGGCGTTGCAGCTCTTTCCGACGGTCGGAGCTGGAGCTACATTCCCGGTCACGTTCATCGGCGTGAACATGGGAGAGAACGACACAGCCGCAACAGGTCAGATTACAGTCACAGGAACTGCAACATCGGCAGGAAGCGCGGTCATCAACCTTGCGGGCCTTAAAATCGAGGTCGTGATTGCAAAGGAAGCGACGGCAACTCAGATTATGACCTCAATCATCGCTGCCGTGAACGCAGAGCAGAACCGCGTCGCGACGGCTTCGCAGATTGAGGGTGCGGTCAACCTGACTGCAAGATGGAAAGGCGCACTCGGAAACAGGATTCATCTTTCTGTTGAATCTGATGTTTCTGGCGTTGCTTTCACAGTCTCGGCATTCGCAAACGGTGTCGGAACTCCGAACATCACGAACGCGCTCACGGAAATCGGAACGACAGTCTGGGAGACTTTCGTTCTCAACACGTTCGATTACAAGAACTCAAGCGGTGAGGCACTTTCAATCCTCAACGACTATCAGACATGGGGAGAAGGACGCTGGGACACTCTCACAAAGATGCCTGCACTCGTCGCGCACGGCTGCACCGACAATCTCACGACAAGAACTGCGGTTTCGGACACGAGAAAGACCGATTACGTCAACTTCTTCATCACATCAGTCGGCTCGCCGGAGCTTCCGTTCGTCGTTGCGGCGAAAGGTCTTCTCGGAATCCTTTCCGTTGCCGACGAGAACCCTGCACAGAACTACAAGAACGTTCTTTCGGGCCTCATGCGCGGCGAAGACACTGCACAGGAAGCGTACACCGCAAGAAACCAGAGCGTGATGAAAGGCGCGAGCACGAACATCGTGAACGGAAGCGTCGCTCAGCTCAACGACATCGTTACTTTCTACCACCCGGATGCAGACGGCAAATATCCGTCAAGGCGTTACGTCGTGGATGCCGTGAAGCTGATGAACATCGTCTACAACCTGAGGCTGATTACCGAGGCGGATGACGTTGTTGGTGCGCCTCTAGTCCCGGACGAGCAGATTACGACGAACCCGACCGCATTGCAGCCGAAGACATTCAAAACGTGGTTCAGAAACCTTGCCACGTCTTTGGGGCTCAATGCGCTTATCAGCGACGTGGATTTCACGCTCGACAACATCACTGTTTCAATCGACAGCGAGAACTCGAAGCGCGTGAACTACGTTTTCCCTGTGAAAGTAAGCGGAAACGTCGAGGTCGTTTCCGGCGATGTCTATTTCGGACGGTACACGGCATAAGGAGGAATTGAATGGCAGATTCAGCAAACGGAGCATTCGAGAGCGTTGTCCTGGACAAACGAAGATTCACCTGCGACGCGGAAAGCGAAGCCGAGGTCGATTTGAGCGAGTGGGACAACGAGGTGAAGCCGAACAGCGACGGGACTTTCCGCACTGTGAAGACACGCCACATGCAGAAAATCGAGAGCATCACTCTTGATATCGATGTGAGCCGCGGCGACGTGGAATTCATCAACGAGGCAAAGGCGAGCTTCAAGCCGCTTTCGTTCTCGGCGACAAGGGCGGACGGCGGTATTTATGACGGCGAAGTTATGATTACCGACAGCACGAGCCTGAACGACAACGAATCGACAATGGAAATCACTGTCGAGGGAAGAATCAGAAGAGTCTAGGCAGACGGGGGTACTACTTACGAAAGTAGTGCCTCTGTGTGCATCTGAAAAAGGAAAACGAAAATGGAACAGAAATATGTGATGTCAGAAGAGCTTGCCGCTTCCGAGCTCGAAAAATGGGAAGAAGAAATGGAGATGGAGACGGACACCGAAGACGAGGAAACAGTCGCGTCTTTCAGGCGCTGCGAGTCCACGCTCAAAAAAGCCCTTATGAAAGGCTTGCTTACTTATGAAGACGGAGCGCTTGTTTATGAAGTCTCAAAGCACAGCCCGGAAGGATTCAGGGGCGAAAAAATCAGAATCGAGATGCCGACCGCAATGGCTTACACAGGCAGAAAGAACCCACAGGACAACATGGAGACTATTTTCGGCATTGTCTCGAACATGACAGGAAAAGACCTTGGCTGGCTCAAACGGCTTGCCATCGTCGATTACAAAATCTTATTGGCGGCGGCAACGCTTTTTTTGCTGCAATAAAAGTCGAGGTTGCTATAGGAGGCAGGAAGAGAAAAGTATCGCTTGCAGACGGCGTTCCGGTTATGATTCGCGAAATCTATCAGAACTATTACCTTCCGATGAAGCCGAACGAGCTGACAATCTGGGATTTGCATTTCTGGTACGACCCGATAATGCCGAGCCTGCTTGAGCAGCAGAAGAATTTGCAGAAACAGAGGAAGAAACGCCCTTAAGGTTTTTCGCTCTTTTCTTCTGGTTGCGTTCCGAAAGCTCCATGAATAACAGCAGAGCGGACTGCGACTGCGATTGCTGCGACAAGCCCTGCGATGATGAGCGCGACTCCGATTTTGTCGTGATGCTTCAAGGCAATAATCGTGTAGATGCCGGAGAAGGACAGCAATGAGCAGAGTGCCACCAGAATGTAGTATTTTATCGTTCTTCCTCTTGAGACGGAGTTATGAATGACGGTGTAGAACGAATCGACAAGGACAAAAAGCGAAATCCAGCAGGCGATTCTATAGCTTTTGAAGTAGGTATAAATGATTGCAAGCCACGAAGCAAAAAAGAGAGTCATAGCAATCGGAGCGCGGAGAAACATTATTTCCGTGTTTTCCAAGCCTCTCTGCACGTTCTCCCTGGACTCTTCGTGTCTTTGCTGCTCGCGGATTGCCCGTCTTGCGTTTCTTCGCGAGATATGGTCGAACAAAAAATAATCAAACAATTTCATAAAGCGTCGAAAACCTCCAAATGAAATTGTAGTGCTGAAAAAAATGGCGGTCAAATTTTAGACAAGGAGCATAAAAATGGCAGACACAAGACGGTATGCAGTCGAAACCGAATTCTTTCTGATTGACCATGCTTCCAGAGCCTTGGACAAATTGGGCTTTTCAAGCGGAGTCCTGAACAAAACGCTCGGAATGGGGCTTCTGAAAGCTCAGGAAAGCTGGAAAGCACTGGGGCAGAAAGTCGTGCAGGGGGCGGCGGCCCTCGGCGGTGTTGCCGTTGCTTCTGCGGTCACTGCCACGAAAAAATACATCGAATTCGAAGACGTTCTAACAAAAGCAGGCTCAAAGTTCATCGACATGGACGTGACGAGCACAACTTATGCAGATGATTTGAAAATGCTTTCGAAAGCCGCCCAGGAAGTCGGAGCGGTGACGAAATATTCTGCGAGCGACGCGATGGGCGCACTCGACAAAATGGCGATGGCAGGTCTTTCGTCAAAGCAGTCTATGGCGATGCTCATGGGAACGACGAACCTTGCGACAGCTGCGGGACTCGATTTGACAAGCGCGGTCGATATGGCAACGGATTCGCTTGGAATGTTCAATCTTATGAAAGACAAAGCGGGAAACCCGCTTGACGAGGCCGGAATCGAAAAGAGCATGAACAGAATCGCCGATGTCGTTGCGAAATCCACGAACATGGCGAACATGGACATGAATATGTGGTTCGAAGCTGCAAAACAGGGCGCGAGCGCGTTCACGAGC